ATCTGTAAAATCAGATGGTGGACTATCGTTTCTACCTGGTAAAAATATTAAAGTAAAACCGTGATTACCTTCAAATTTTTCAGTTACTCTTTTACCACAGATTTCATCAATATAAATCCAGGGAAAGTTTCCTGATAGTTTTACATCAATACCAATTTTTTTTAATCTCTCAACAAACCTTGTGATCTTATCACCGGTTAGTTTTGTTGCACTTTCCGTTTCCATTTCTATATAAGTCCCAAATTTAGTTTCTATTGTTCTCATTTCATTAACTCCAAAAATATTATAACAACAACGGACCCAAACAAATATCCAAGACCCGAACATAATGCCAATCTCATTCTTTCCTTCCAAGTTTTTGACTCAACCATAAATCCCACGAAAGGTAATGATAAAAATGGTCCGATGAATGCAAAAAATAACATTCCAATGTAGTTCTTGTCGGCAACTACCGTGATATAAAATGTGCTTCCAATCTCTAATATAAGAGCAGATAAGAAAACAATCAAATACCTTTTAATCATCGAAGAACATATTGGTGTATTACTATCACTAATTTTCCTTCGACTATAGCCCTATCGTTTTTTATTTCAATATCCATCCAACCCAAATCCTCTTTGAGTCTATTTGCTTGAACTTGAATTTCGTGTTCGGCATCTTCTTTAGTTTTGAAGAATCCAAAATATGTGTCGCAAGATCCTGTCTTATCACAAACTCCGTAAATTATTTCTCTATTATTCATCTTTATATCTTTTTTTTGATTCTTCTTTTAAACCTCTTAATAAACCTTTTTTATATGCAATATAATCTTCCTCGTATTTGCTCGGCCAAGCAATTAAGTAAGTATTTCTTTCACTTTTTGGATAAGTATAGAAATCTTTTTCTAATCTTTTTTTAGTTTTTCTTGGTAATCTAAACTTTTTCTTTTTTTGATCCATAACATTCAAACTTTTCATCATTAACATTCCACAAATCTTTTACCCCTTCGGTCATATGACAATTATGACGTTTGCCGGTCCTACGACCAAAATCAACAATCATATCATTATGACGATTACGAATTAAGTGTGGGCATTCTTTACAGGGTTTTTTCACCTTACAAAGATAAGAAATTAATTTGAATGAATAGAAATTATTTTAATTAAAAATTTCATTATTTAGTAAATAACAAAGAAATACTGTCTTATAATAAACAAATAAAAATAACGAAAACAGAATTAAGACAACTAAAAACACACCATATAAAAAGTTTAGTCTGATAAAAGTATATAATATCTCAACAAGATCTCTTACAAAATAAATCAATACGATAATAAAAAACCCAAGGGTTATTATTTCCATATTATTTAATTATTTGTTTCAAGGTATTAGTTGAAAACTCGTTTGATGTTACTTTTATATAATATACTCCTGACACAATATTTAACATATCAAGATTATATAAATTAATACCTCCCTTTATTTCAATTTCTTTTTCTAAAACAATTGACCCCTTTGAATCTTGAATTTCAATTTTACCATTTCCGATCATGTTTTTATTGTTCAACACAACTTGAAACGATTCTGAACTTGGGTTTGGAAATGTTGAAAAATACCCTTTTGAATTTCCATTACAAATAACATTGATTGGTCCGTATTCATCACTAACCCCATCTATATCATATTGGATTAATTTATAATAATTGTTTCCGTCAATTGCGTTTTCATCTTCTGTAGAATAACTTAATTCTTGAGTTGAGTTACCAGCAGAGTTCAACGTTGTTAATTTAGACCAATTCTCACCATCTCTTGATTTAAGAACATCAAAGTGAGATGTGTTGTGTTCAGTGGCAGTTCTCCAATTTAAAGTAATAAGATTATCATTACAAGTTCCGTCAAAAGATAATAATTCCACAGGTAATGCTCCGTTTGTTATTATATTAAAAAATCTAACTTGAGTTCCACAATTCGATGAATTTGAAACCGTAACTCTAACAGATCCATTAGTTGTTGTTTGAGGCCAATAAAAAGATATTGATGGTGTATTAGAGTTTGGTATGTTATTCCATAAAGGTGCTGTAACTGACTCTGTGTATGCCCATTGATAATTTGCGTTTGGAACAGGTGTTATTGAATATGTTTCTTGTGTTCCTGCAATAATTGTGTTGTTTCCTGATATTGTTGATACAAATCCAACAGACGGATTAACATTTATTGTTGTTGATGTTGTATTTGAACATCCATTTGATGACACTGTTAGTGTGTATGATTGAGTTGTTGTCGGTGAAGCAAAAGGGCTTGGTGCATTTGGATTTGTTAGTCCTGTAGATGGAGACCATGAGTATGTTATTGGAGGTGTTGTCGTGCAAGACGAAACAACTTGATTAAAAGCCTGACCTCCACCTAAACTTCCACTTGAAATAGTAGTTCCATTACAAGTGATTGTATAATTTGCCGTATTGTCATTCCAAGTTCCTTGTGTTTCAATAAAAAATGTGTAAGGTCCATTTGCCGATGTTCCAATAGATATAACATTTGTTGTTCCGGTTCCATAATTTCCACCTGAACCTATTATTGATCCCAAATTATTATATAATGTCCAACTTGTTTCATCCATAAATCCACCACTTGATATATTAACAACTAAATTACCAGGAGCAGATAAACCACTAACATTAGAAACTAATTGAGTGCTTGATCCATCACATATAGTATTAGAAACCGGAGTTACTGTAACCGTTGGTGTTGGGTTAACGGTAACCGTAGTCGAGACACATCCATTACTAAAAAGACCTCCGTTGAAATTTCTAGCATTATAAGTAGTGGTTGTAGTAGGAGACACCGTGATGGAATTTCCAACACCAATCTGAGTTACACCACATCCATTAATATACCAATAAACCGTTCCAACGGCGCCATTCGCAGTTAAAGTGGTTGATCCTCCCGAACAGATTGGATTACTTGACTGCGTGATTGATGTTGGTGAAGGGGGTGGTGGTGTAGCACAAGTTAATGCAATTGAAAATGGACTTGTAGTGCTATACCCATGAACTAATATGTAATAATTTACCCCTACCGATGAATTCCAAGTATAAGACGCAGATGATGAAGAACATATTGGGCCCCAATCATCATTTCCACCAACACAAGTTAGTGATGAACAATTAGGGCCACTAAATACCGATATTTTACTATCCCATGCGGTTGCACATAATGAAGCCGTCATTTGTTGTCCATTACCACTAACAACATACCACACACCTGGTTGTGTTTGTGATACATTACAAAAATTATTTTCACCAACACCTGAATTTGTGGCATTTACAGTAGTTCCACTTAAACTTTGTCCACAAACAATTGGAGTTGCGTTACAGACTAAATCATTTACAGGTGCTGCAGGTGCCGAACAAGAAAGACATTCAATGGTTGTTGTCCCACAATTAGATGCTGTCCCGCATGATGAATTGGTATTGTAATGAATATAATAAGTTCCTGACACAGGAGCTGTCCATGTTAAGGGTGAAAAACCAGCAGCAACCACAGTCCCGTTAGGTGAAGTATGTCTCACTGTAATATAACCACCTAAATTATATGTCGATCTATATTGTCTTCCCGAAACAACACTAAAAATGGTATTATACTCCGATTGAAAGGTGCATGAACTTATAATTTGAGCACCTGGTATAGATGGTGCGGTTAACGACCCATAAGAATATATATTAACACATCCTCCACCACCACCTCCACCAGAACACGAAGCGATACAAGTATGACCTCCAAATGTTGAACCACCAGTAGTTGGTTGTACAGTATTAAGAAGAATTGTTCCCGTATTATTTCTAATTTGAACTCTCATTTCAATTGGGTAAATCCCCGATACTGTTCTCCAAACTCTAATTGTTTGCCCACTACTTGCAGTAAAATTAAATATTGCAGGGCCTAAACCAGATGATAGAGTTATATTACTTAAAACTGTCATTCCATTAACTGAAACTGAAACGGCACCTCCGTTCCAACCATCACCCCAAGTGTCCGTTAAATAAATTTGATGTGTGCAAGATTGAGATAAAGTGACGAAACTTGCAAAAAAAACAAAAATTGATAATAATAAATTCTTCATTTGTATAAAATTAAAATGCATTAATTGTTATACTCACTTGAAGAATCCTTTTTGGAAACCCCCATCTACCATGGGCCGGTCGAGTTACTATAATAAATACAAAGAACTACTTGATTGTTGTATATTAATTATCGTGTATTGAGCAAACCACCTATTTCATTTATTATTTTCTAATCTCAACCGTATCAACAGGAATAAGGGTCACATTTATAACACCTTTTTTTAGAAAATTAAGTTTTTTGGCCGTTCCATAACTTAAATCAATTATCATTTTTGAAGATTTAGGTAATCGATCATTTACCTTAACGTAACAAATTGAATCATTATGATGGTTAATAACTTTTAGTATTGTTCCAAACTTGAAGTGTTTGTGTGCGGCGGTTAAACTATCTGCGTAAAATCTTTCTCCTGATGCTGTTAATCTTCCCGTCCAATGTTGTCCGTAGTAAGTTGCCAGTCCTTTGTATTCTGGTTTTGTTAAAATAAACGATAATAATAAGAGTGGTATAAATACCAAAAGTTTATTTAAGATTCCAATTTTTAATTTTAGTTTCAATTTTTCTTTTTCCATATTTTTTTTCCATAATTTGTTGGTGAAGATCCCAATTTATAATCGATTCACTAACTTGTTCGTCGTCTTTTGCCATTGCATATAGTTTAGAAATTTTCTTTAACATTTTGTTTGCAATATAATTAAATTCTTCAAATTTGTCCTCAAAAAACTTAGTTGGATTTTTTTCATACCTCATAGTTCGTGATAAAAACTTTTGTCTAATCTCATTTGTTTTTTGAAGTTGTTTCATTTTTTCTTCAGATCCTGGTGGTATCATTCCAAGTTGTGCTCCAAATGTTAAAAAGTCATCCATAGGACCTTGAGTCATTTGCATAAAAAAATCCATTCTGTTATTTACTAAATCAACATAAACAAGTTCTAACACTTTGTTTATTTTTTCATCAATAGACATGTCAGATGGGTCTTCACCGATGTGTTCTAAAAGAGCATCCAATCTATCTTCTTGTTGTTTTAAATCTTGTATAAAATTATCAAAAGTGTAGTTTTTTATTCTTAATAATTCTTTATAAACTATATTGTCCTCTAAAAAGTCTTTGAATTGTGATTTTGTAATGTTCTTTCTCTTCATAGAATATGCAACCTCTGTTGGTCTAACAAGGTTTTCAATTGCGTGAATGTAATACATAAATCTATAAAAAACTCTATCGATTGCTGGTATTGCAAAATTCCCTTTTTGTTGTGTTGCTTGATAAACCGCATCAGGGCCCATACGACTATATTCTTTAGCTTGTTTATCGTATTTATGTTTTATCTCATGAGCCAAAGCCGATACATGTTCGTCTCTTTCCTCTTCCATTTTAGCGATAAGTTCTTCTGGTTTCCAATTGTCACCAACAGCAAAAGTTATATCTAAGTTCAAGATGGTTGAAGGTTCATTTATTTTTAAATAAACATCTCTATCAAAACCAAATCTTCCTCCCATACCCATTGAAATGATGTCTAAAACCCCCTCTTCATCTTCCATTTCTTCGATTTTTACATTAAGCTCATAAGAGTCGATTCTTATTTTCTTTTTATCACCCAATTCAAAATCAATTTTACCCTTAAAATTATATCCATCTTGAATGTCGTCTATTGATCTGATGTCATTTTCAACAACATCATATAACATGTCAGCGGCATCCAAAATATTTTCAGGAACACCCAAGGCTTCGGTAATCAGTCTTAATTGACTTTCGGTAATAATGATATTTTTCATAATAATAAATATGTTGGAGTTATGGTTTATCCCACAACCCCAACCAAATCATCCAAATGGTGGTCATTGTTTAGATCTGAACCAATTTTTCGACGATCCATCATATGAACAATTTCACTTAGACTATATGGGTGATAATTATTACCATCCATACCAACATCTAATCGTTTTCCATTACCCCATTTGTTCTGAGCGGATAAGTGAACGTGTCCGTGAAGATGTATTACGCCTTTGTTTAATCCATTCCAACTTGCAAATGGGTAGTGACTTAAAACAAAGTTCTCTCCGTTGATATTGGCTTCCAAATAATTTTGGACAGATAAGAACATATCCTGAATCCCACCTCGATTATTACTGATGTGGTGATCGTGATTCCCAAGAACCAAATGGATATTTTTACATATCAATCGGTCCAAGAAAATTGTAATGTTTTCAAACCCACCAAACGCAATATCACCCAACATTATTAACGTATCGTCCTGACCCACTTTTGAGTTGATATTGTTAACGATCATATCGTTCATTAGATCCAACGTTGGGAAATCTCTTGTACTCGATACTGGTACCTTTCCATCCGTCGTTCTCCAACCAGTTACCCCTCGACAAAGATTTTTGTGTGAAAAATGACAATCCGAGGTTATAAACACATTTCCTGACGTTAATAATTTTTTAAATTTTAACATATTTATATTCTTTTATCTTATTCATATATTCATTTTTATCATATCTATAACCTCTATTATATCTTTTTATTAATTCAATAGATAATGACTGTTCAAAATATTCTAATTTCCAATTTATAATTTTATTAAAAAGTTCATTTAATTCTATTTCAGTATCATTATTTTTAAACGATTTCCTTACGTTGTCCCCATGTGTTATTAATTGACAATTTGCCGGATGTCTAATAATTTCCGGAAAAACCCCCAAATTAAAACCATTTTTTCTGCCAAAAATATGATCTCTAACATATAACGGTTTATTTTTATCTTTATTTTCCTTATTGAATAATATACCATTTTTTAAATTTTCAATACCAATAGTGTTTTCAGTTATAACTTGTCCAACCCAATTAGAAATATCACGATAAAACTTATAATCGTCTTTATTTTCTAATGGAATCCAAACTCCATTTTTTTCGTTTATAATTCTCATTTTTTGTTTATATTCTTCGGTAAATTTAGAAGAAGATTTTTTACCGATTTTTTCCTTTGTTATTTCACTCATTTCCGGTTTGATGTATCCGTTCAATAGTTTCAATTCATTTGTTATTTTTCTTTTACGTTTAGTATTTTCTGAAACTTTTTTTCCTTTCATCCCTTTTGAACAATTTTCTCTGAATTTTTCATCAACTTTACTTTTTTGATATTCAGAAAATTGTTTTTTTTTATCTTCAGTCCATTTTTTACCATAATTAGGGTTACCAACACCGTTTAATTTACATTGTTTACATTTAAAAGTATTTAAATCAATCCTTCTAATATATCCTGGACTCAATTCACATTCTTTGTTACATTTTTTACATAATATCTTATGTTTTATATAAGAACAGACATTACATAAAAATTTTGACTTTCCGATTAATTCTATTTTACATATTTTACATTCCATAGTTCCTTTTAATATAAATATTTCAAGTTATACTAAAAGTCAGTGTCAGTGGTATTTCATCATAATTTTATTTCAAAACGGTTTTTCATTTGTTCTATTTTTTCTTCAGGAACACCATGTTCATTTATTCCTTCGTGTCTATTCTCAACAATAATTGAAAAGACTTTATACTTATATTTTTTTGCTAATTCAAAATAAGGTTGCATTTCCCACTCTTGTGTAAATGTGTTTGAAACGACAATTTTTGGTATTTCTTTTATCATATCCATATAAACCATATCGTGACACCACTCGTGAGCCCATTTAATTTTTGATCCATCAAATTTATATTCACCGTTCCCATCTATAAAAAACATATCGGCTTCGTAATGTTCTCCACCCAAAGTTTTTGAAAATGTTGATTTACCCGATCCTGGCAAACCTCTCACTAAATAAATTATTTTTTCCATAAAACAAAGATAAGAAAAAATATCGCATAAAAAAAGGGAGTTAAACTCCCTTTATGTGAATTCTAAAAATATTATTTCGATATATTAATACCGAGATGTTTCATAATTGCGTCTGCGGTTTTGGGTCCTAGTTTTCCGTCAACAACTAAACCTGCATTAAAACAACTATTTAATTTACTTTGAACTTCTTTAATTTGACTCATGGTCTGCTCTAATAATCTTCTCTTTTCCATATTTTTTAATTTTTAAATAGTGTATTCATTGTTTCTGAAGAAACTTTGGTATCTTTTGTTGGTTGATTTACGTCAGTTACGCTCCATTCAATATTTTGAATTTCTTCTCCACCTCCACCAGGTGTAGGTGTTCCTTTACACTTGGATTTAATTGCGTTTATTATTACTTCAAAATCAAAGGAGTATCCTCCACCTCCAGGAACAGGACTCGGTGGGTATGGACTTGGATTAGGATTTGGGTTAGGATTTGGGTTAGGATTTGGTTTTTTATTTTTTGGACATCTCCATCCTGAATTTCTATAACCATCAATATCACTACCCCAACCACATTTCTTAGCATTTTCTTTTAACTTGGAGGGATCTACTTTTTTTGTGTTTTTTGTTAATTCAGAAAGTGGAACCCATACAAAATCTCTCCATTCACCATCTTGGTCAATATCGCCATTTAATGCGTCAAATAAAGTTTCACTATATCTTTGATTATACACTTGACTCAACTTACAAAGATCTGGAATTGTTTTGAGTTTTCTAAGATTTTTTGCAATTAAAACTTCATCAGTTCCAAGACCTGAAACTGCGGATCTTAGATTGTCTGCAATATCTCTAATTCTATCTATTGAATTTACAGGTTTAGTTAAATCTGATCTGTGATCTCTGCAAAATTTAAATAATTTTTGAACTCTTTCGGCATATCCACCTCCTGTTGTTAACCAACCTGCCAAAGCGCCAACTCCAGCACCCATAACGGCTCCAAGTGCGGTTCCAACAACTGGAACTACTGAACCAATACCGGCACCGAGTGCGGCTCCACCTCCAGCACCTGCCATGATTCTACCTGTAGATTGTCCTGGATCAACATCTTCTTCAATGTCTCCATTTTGTTCTTTGATAATTTTTCTTTCTTTATCAATTCTTTCTTTGTGAAGCGAAAGTATTCTTTTCATTTCACTTTCTGTCATATGTAACTTATTTTTCATTTCTTTTTTTTTAATAAATATTATATAAATTATTTATATTTTAAATATATAAATCAATATCAGGTGGAAGTGCTGTAGAAGATCCTCCTCCTTTCGAACCAGATGTATTAGTTCCACCACCTCCACCAACTACGTTTGGTGCCGGGGTTTCAGATTTACACAATTTTGCCGATAGTGTTTTAGATAAAGTATCACTAGTATATTTAACTTTATTTATTACAAAGTTTTTAGTTTTACAATCAAACCAACCAAAATCATTTCCAAGTTTAAAACTAGCACCAGTACCATCTTTTTTAGGAACAAAACCTGTCCCTTTTGGTATTGTCATTTTTGTACCATCTTGACTTGTTATTGGTTGATCATATTTTTGTGTATAACCTAAACCACCTCCAACGGCTTCAGTGCCAAAAGTTGTGGATAAGTTTTTCTTAATCTGAACAGACTTACAAATCTCAGAAACCAAGTTTTTATCAGTAATTTTATATTTTTCTCGGCCGTTCATAAGTTCACCTGTTTTACACATAAAATATACCTTAGTTTTGTTGTTCACATATGGAGTTGGGAATCCTGTATTAGTAATTTTAAGTAATACTTCACCTCCAACATTTCCTTTTGTCGTTGGATATAATTTTGTATTATTACCTACTATTTCAATATCTTTTTCTTTTCCATCAGCCCCTTTAGCTTTGAATTTTAAATCTTTGGTTAAGGTTACAAATCCTGTTTTATTATCTATTGTAACATTCTGTTCAAGTAAAAAAGATTTAGTTATTTCACTTTCAACTAAAAAGTTTTTTATTCTTGAATATTGGTTTTCTGTTAGTATTATATTTCCCATCTTTTTAACTATTAAACATTTGATTCATTGTTTCTTGACTTGTCGTATTGTCTACCGCCGGTTTTTGATCGGTAGGGTTTGTTGGTGCTTGTTTTGTTGGTTTTAATTTACCTTTACAAGCTTCCCACGCTGTCGAACTTTTTGCTCCCCAAGCTCCATCTTCAACAAGTTTTGTGGTCAAGACTTCAGCAGGACATTCATCATTCATTCTAATTTGAATTTTTAAAACTTTTTCTTGGCAGTTAGGTTTTTTTCCTGCACAAGTTGCTGTTGTGTATCTTGCTGCTGTAGGTGTTGTAGGTGTAGCAGCCACTGTAGTTGTGGTTGTTGTTGTGTTATCTTCAAACAAATATTTGTTTTTGGTTGCCGTTATATGCATTTCCAAAATTCTATTTCTGTCTTCTTCGTTGATTTTGAAAAGATCTTTTTTCATAAATGATATTTTTAATATAAATACCATGAAAAATAAAAAAGGTGAGAAAATTTCTCACCTTTATTTTTGGTCGACACTGAATGTGTCATTTCTCCACCACCTTGTTTTTAAAAGAACAAGGAAACTATTGTTTTTCCATCCAAATTCTAACACTATTTTGTCCTGTAAAATAGTTTTTAAATTGGCAATTTTCAATTAAACCTTGTGTTAAGTTGTAATCATATATAGTTCCACTAATATGACCCCAAGGCGTGTTGTTCAAAGTTAAAGAATATCCGAAAGCGTTTGAATACAAGTTATATGTTGATTGAACTCCATTGAAAGAATACACATTATTTGAAATAAAAACAAGTGTGTCTGATCTAAGTTCTTGATTGAAGTTAGTATTTAAAATCTTTGTAATAACCCAAGTTGTGTTTTTTAGACTTATGGTAGAGTCCACAGTTATTGTATCAGTGATTATGGGTTGTGGTGGTAATGGTTGTTGTGGTGTTACATCTTCTTTCACACAAGAAGTAATTAGTAAAACCAATAAAAAAAGTGATGTTATATGTTTCATTTATACTAATGTTTCAATTTTATTTCTTACTTGTTCTGCAATAGTTACCTCTTTCACATTGGTCAATACTACAGATTCTTTTAATATTTTGGATGGGATGTGAACTAAAAATGTGTTTCCATCATAATACGAAAGATCTTCATTTAGGTTCAACGCACCATCCACCATTTTTAAAAATATTTTGAATTGTATCGGGTCTACAAAAGACTCGGACAAAAGATTTCCGAATTTCTCGTTCATAATGGTGATTGTGTGATGGAAAGTTGTTTTTATCATTTGTTTTATATTTCTACAAATATAATAAACTTTTAATTATACTTCAAATTATTTCAAAACTTTTTTAATAATTTCCATCAATTCTTCATTACCTTCTTGTTCAGGTAGTTCTTCTTTTTTGTAATATCTACAAGATGTATGTTCAAATCCGTCTTGAGCCTTTTCTAAATCAGGTTCTTGTTTTTCTTGGGCTTCGGACTTGAAGACAAACATATGTCCTTTTTTTGTTCCGTCTTTTTTATATTTAGTTATAAAACCAATCAAATCAATTTTTCGATCAAGTTCAATATTCGTTTCCTCATAAAACTCTCTTAAAGCAGAATAACCCGGTGATTCACCATCTTCCATTTTTCCTGACGGTATTGACCAAGTATTTGGTAAAGACTTTTCGGGTGCTCTTTTACATAACAAAACCTCATCGTTATGTTTTAAAATTATACCAGCCCATTTTTTAAATTTAACCATAGATATTTATAAATATGAAGGTTAAAGTAAATGATAGTCTTTTTGACGTTAAAACATTATTAACATCAAAAGACATACAAAAAGGTATGATGGGAAAAAGATTTGACGGATCATTTGATGGTATGTTATTTTTTATGGATGATGAACCTCACTCTTTTTGGATGAAAAATTGTTTGGTTCATTTAGACATAATTTTTATCAACGATGATGAGATTATAAAAATTCATCATAATTGTAAACCTTGTATCACAGATGAATGTGATAGATATGAAGGAAGTGGTAATCTTGTTTTAGAACTTCCAGGTGGATCTTGTAAGAAATACAATGTCAAAGAAGGTGATAAAGTAGAATTAATCTAACTCTTCAACTTTCACTTTTGTTTTTTCATCAACAAAAGACTGAACTCGTCCTCTTGCAATATCACAATAATTTGGTGACAATTCTATTCCCAACCATCTGCGATCCAAGATTTCTGCGGCGACCAAACTAGTTCCCGAACCAGCGAAAGGATCAAGAATTACATCATTCTTATATGACAATATCTTAATCGCCTTTGTTGGTATATCCATTGAAAAGGTTGCTTTAGTCAATGACTTTGTATCTGCAAAATAGTTCCACTGACCAAAAACAAGTTCCATAAATTCTTTCTTGTCGTTTTCATCATAAACCATTTTATTTCTTTTAGACCCATCTTCTTTTTCAACTTCAGTCATCTCTCCTGTCCATTGTGGTTGACCCTTAACCTTTTTAATATGTTGTTTTTTGTATGCCAAAATTACACACTCCTTTGGGTTATAAATGTATGGTGAACTCGGGCTCATCCAAGAACCCCAAGCTGTTGTCTTACTTCTATGTGGTGATTGTTCTTCTAAATCAACAATACCAAAGAAACCAAACCCGATCTCTTTCATAATCTGCCACATTTCTGACACAAAAAAGATACGACCACCTTTTTTCTGTCGATTGATTTCATACGGAATATTCAGACTAATTCTACCATCATCTTTCAATACTCTGTATGCTTCCGACAACCAAGATTTTGCAAACTCAACGTATTCGTTAAATTCAACATCATCTTCATGGACATCATAATCAATCCCAACACCATAAGGCGGGCTAGTTAAAACCAAATCTACAGACCCTTCCGGTAATGTCTTCATTACCTCAATACAGTCACCGTTTATTATTTTTCCTGTTTCAATCATTTTTATATTCTTGTTTTAATGTGTAATACATGCCTTTACTATCTGTTGTTCCATATCCTTTGTATATTTCAAAATCTTGACCTTCGTAAGAAATACCTTCAACAATTTCAATTCTTTCTGAAATGTCTACAACTTTGAATTTTAATTTGGAAATGTCAAATTCTTCCTCTAAAGGAATATCATAAACTATATGTTGTCCTTTACAATAATCTTCAATAAAGAGATATTTTTTATTTTCATTATATAATTCTCTATAACTACACTTGTCATAATCGACACCTTCAGTTTCATATAAGATAACACCGTTTAAATCCTCGACTCTCATATAGAGCTCTTCTGTGTATGGCCCCATAATGGTCTCATTTATACAATCAAAATATGATTCGATATTTAAAATTTGACATATATCATCATAATCTAAACCATCAGTTTCAACATTCCCATCAAGAAGACTTTCATATTGTTCTTCATTCAATTCGAAAGGATAAACTTCGGATCCTCGACCACCAAGTATAATTTTGTAATAGTCCATGTTATAAAAAATTTGATATTATTTGTGCCAATTTATACCCTGTAAAAGCACCTGCCGCTGCTGATCCAGGAAGAATGATAAACTTACCTAATATAGTTTCATACTTATTTCTATTCACAATATAAGAAATTAAAATGTAATAAACAATATAGTTTATTAAAACTAAAAAGTCCAGTTCTTTTGCAACAAAAACAACAATAGAATTTCCTAAAAACCCCCAAGTAAAGTTGATAAGGGTTTCACGAATTAATTCGTTTGGTGTGGTGATCGCATCTAAGATGTTAATCTCTTGATTCAGAGTTGATTTTTTGTTCGAGTTGTTCGATGTGGTGTTCGAGATACCAGAGACCTTTTCTGAGGTCTTGGAGTTCTTTATCTTTTCCTTTTTTTCCTGCACGACTTATATATTTTATTGTATTTCCTAAACTAAACCCTAGATCCCAAGCATCAATCACTTTGATCGCTTCATATTCATTATTTTTTCCTCCGTAATGTTGTGGGTGATTTACATGTTCTTTATTTTCCATTCTATTTCCAAAATAATTGTATTATTAAAATTCCTATTGCTAAAATCAAACAAACTATGGTTTTTAATGTTAAGGGTTCTTTAAAAATCAACCAACTTAACCATGTAAAAACAACCGCTCCAATACTAAACCCAATCAACCTTGAAGGCCACATTTGACCATTGTATGCGATTATCATATTCTTAACTGAATACATAAACAACATTGATATTGGAATTCCCATCATTACCATTGTCCAATAATGATTTTTAATCCATTCATACTTTAAAGGTCCTTGAAGTTGAAAGAATGTTCCAATTTGTGCTAAAAATCCAAAAAATATCCCCACTAATAACGCCCATCCATTAACCATTATTCTTCTTCTCTATATTCTTTTAACAATTCATCATTAGACATAGTTCCATACTTTTCACTAAGACCATTCAAATCAACTTCTTTATTGATCATAGTTTTTGTATCATAAAGTAGTTGCGTAACATCTAATGATTTAACAATTTCACAAATGATCTTATATGGATCGGCATTTGACCCCGGTCTTCTATCTTCAACATATCCTTTCCATTCTTTTGCGGTGTCCTGTGGAACTCTAATTGACGCTCCACGATCAGATACACCCCAACTAAACTTATCAATTGATTGTGTTTCATATTCACCAGTTAGTCGTAAGTGATTGTTCGATCCATAGGCTTTGATGTGATCTTCATGTCTTGATTCAAATGCATTGAATAATGCCATAAAGTATTCTTCGTTCCCATCAAGTCTCATAATGTCTGTTGAAAAGTTTGTATGAAGACCTGATCCGTTCCATTCTCCGTGTGTGATTGGTTTTGGGTGAAGGTCAATATGATAACCGTATTTTTCTGCGATCTTGAATAGAAAATATCTTGTCATCCAAAGATCGTCTCCACCTTTTAATTTTCCTTGTGATAATACTTGATATTCCCACTGACCTAAAGCAACCTCAGCGTTGATTCCTGTGATGTTAATACCATAGTTCAAACACATATTTAAATGTTCATCAACAAACTCACGACCAACAACATTATGCCCAACACCACAATAGTATTCACCTTGACCTTTTAGAATATTTCTTTTGTGACCCAAAATGTTTCCATTAACTTCTTCTCGAATGAAATACTCCTGTTCAAAACCAAACCAAAGATCTTCAAATCCTTCACCAATACTAGATCTTTTATTTGATTCGTGTGGTGTTCCATCTGGGTTTAACACCTCACATAAAATATAGATTGTTGATTGCATGTCTTGAACATAATGTCTAACAGGTTTCAACAAACGATCTGAATTTCCGGTATTTGCTTGTGATGTGGATGATCCATCAAAGTTCCATATTGGAAAATTTCCATCAAGAAATGCTGTGGAAACGGAATCATAATCAACAATTTTAACTTTGCTTCTTAAATTTGGTTCTGGTTTGTATCCATCTAGCCACACATATTCTAGTTTCAGTTTCATAACAATTTAATTAAATTTTCTTTTATAAAGTTTTTGATTGTGAAATAAATCCTGATATTCTTCTTTTAAACATTGGAAGTAAAGTTTCTTCTATTGGAAACTCACCTGAACATGTCATTTGAAAGATTGGTGCGGATCTTCTCTCTTCAACCGTGAATGTTGAAAAGTTATTTATTATTTTTGAAATAGTCAAATCATTTACTTGGCCAGAATAGACCAAAGTTACGTTTGTCATTTGTTGGGGATTAGATTTTGTTTGTTTTTTTATCGTGTATTCCCAAACATAATGTTTTTTTGAATTGTCGATAAAGTAAAAGTATCCTTTGGGATTTACAACATTTTTCTTGTTTCGTCTAATTTTCATATCCAATGAATCGAAAACAATTGTCCATACAGATTTTGCAATATTGAAGTATTCCATAATTCTTGGTGCCGAATAACTTAAAATGGAAATGAATTCTTTTTGTTCTTCTTCTGTTAATTTTGGAATTTCTTTAACTTTGAGGTCTTTAACTAATAATTCATCATCAATATTGTTTAGTTTTTTATCGGTATAAACAATTTTTTGATCTCTCATTAAAGCCTGAACATTCATTAAATGTAATGACAACTCAATGAATCCTGGGTATAACTCCAACTTGTCGAGTTTTTCTCCCATCTTTTGAAAATAAGAAAGTAATTTGTATTCTTTATATTCTCGATCGATTGGTTTTTCAAACATCCAATCGGTATTTAATAAAAATTCTATTTTTTTTCTTCTTGCCATCTCTGTGTTAAAAAGTAATACAAAAAGATGAACAAATAAAGTCCTAACTCGTTCTCATTACAAAATACCAATCACCATTTACCTGTGTTTCAAACATTTCTCCATCATATGAATTTAATAAAGCTCCATATCCATCACTATTTACGACAATATCCGTAACCTCATCTAAATCAACAAAATCCATTATGAAATTTTGTTCATAACCGTAATGTTTAATAAAATCATCAATATCATCAACATATTCATTAACTCTATCTGTGATTTCATTCTCTATGGAACTTTCATCATAACCACCTTGTGGGTCTTCTTTGATGTCTTCTATTGTCTCTTCTAACCCTTCTATTTTTCCTTCAATTTTTTCGAATTCTTCGTCAGACAATTCCTCTTTTTCTAATCTATTATTTAGATTTTCTATAGTTTTTGTTAATTGATTAACTTGATGTTGTTGATTTGTAGATAATTCAAGTCCTATATCGTAGTTTTCAGGATCATCTCTAACTATATCTTCAAAAAAATCTTCTAACCAACTTTGCCATTGTCCTTTATCGATTGCTTGATCCCATACCCAACTTGTAAATGCCTCATAACCCATGTCATCAACCGAATTTTCAACATATCTTTTAGCTGCAACATCTAACTCATCTTGAGTATAAACATCATATGTGTCTGGTTGTAAAGTATCACCACCCAACCATTCGTATTGTTTTCCAACACCATGAGTTCCACGACCACTAGGATAAATAAAATACTTATCTTCTTCTATTTCATTTCCTTCTTCGTCTTCATATAAAGTAGGAATACCTTCTTCTACTAAAAATTCATATAACGCTTCAGTTCTTTCAGAGTCATCATAATTATTTTCGATATTCCACTCATCGTCTTCTCTATAATCGGCTAATTCTGAAAGTTTTTTATTTCTTTCTTTTTTTAATTGATTTGTATGCATTGTTGAACCCCAATCACTAACGTATCGATCAACAGTAACACCATCAAGATGTGGAACGTTGGTTCCAGAAATATCTAATCTTCCCATAACTCTTACAATACCTGTAAGTGGTCCAACAGTTTTAAATTTTCTAAGATCTAAATCACCGTTAATTACAATACCCTTACCACGATAAGGTTTTAGATTCGAAACTCTTGCGGCAATTCCACCAACATCTTCTAATGTATCCAAATACTGTTCAGGAGTTAATGTGACAAGATTCTCATCTTGTTCTAATATAAAATTTTTTAGAAAGTCTCTCATACTTGATAAATATAACAAAATAAAAATAATTGATTTTTATTTTTTTTGAATTAAAGTTGTTTGTAGTGATATTTATAAACAAATAAACCATTAAAAATATTAAACATGGGTTGTGGATGCAAAAATAAAGGAAACCAAGCGCAACAAGGGCAACAGACTCAACAAGGTCAACAAACTCAACAAGCTCAACAAAGTGCAAGTGCCGCTCAAAATAGAACTAATGTTCAAGAGTCGGTAAAAAAAGTAATTAGCAAATACTACAGAAGATAATATTTGCGTATCATCGAAAATAAGGTGTTCTATTTGGGGCACCTTTTTTATTTAATTGATATTTATACCATATGAGTTCAGAAAGAGCAAGACAATTAGTTGATTCATTTAATGATGGTGAATTTGAAGATGAAATTGAGCCGTATTTTAACGACCTTATTACTTTTTTTAAGTTTGTTAAAAAATATGGTCTTTTAGATGAAATTGATTTAGAACAAATAGGTTATCGTAATTGGGATGAAGAAATATTAGAATTCTTAGATGAAAATGGTGTTTTAACTAATCTTAGTTATGATGATGCACCTGAAGAACTAAAAAATATATTACTTTTAAAAGGTTTAGAAGAAAATTACGAAGACACAGTTTATTATATAGTCAAAAATTTAATTACCGATGTTGAAATTAGAAATGGTGGTTTTTATCTAAGTTTAAGAGATAGAGAAGAGTTAAGTGAATATTTTTGTAGTGGTAGTAGAAGAAGTGATAGTGACCCCAGACATGTTGCAAAATTAATTTTAAGTGAAGATGGTTTAGGTCACGATTGGTATTTTGATTCTAGTATGACACCACATGATACAATACATGATTTAAATGATTCTAATATTACACATCTTAAAGATGTTATTTATAAAAAAATAGGAAATCAAGAAATGTCTTTGGAGGATTATGATTCGGACTTTTTTGAACATTTGTCTGAAATTCAAGGAACTGAAGGTTATTTTAGAATAAGACCTGAAGATTTAAACGACCTATTAAACGATAGTGACGCATCAAACGAACTTTTCAAAAATGATTTAGAGGATTTGGGTTCTGAGTTAAGAAGTATCTATTACAACTCTGAAAATCAAGCATACGAAGATGAGATTTATGACGCCGTTTATAAAGGTCTTAGTGAATACTTCGAGGGTCGTATTGATGAGGTTCCAAGAAAGGTTGGTGAAAAAACTAAATACGACCAATATATTAAAATCAGAGATTTTATTGGAATTATAAAAACATTTTTAGAAAATAACAAAGGCGGAACTTATAGTGATTCATTTTTAGAATACTTTGGTGGATACACAACACTTATAAATAATATGATTTATAATGATGAAATAGAATGTATTGATATTAGAGTCCCCGATTATCCTGATTGGGATAGAACAAGAAGAAACATAAACGAAATGTTTTTAGATTATATTTAACTCTTTATAGTTTCATTTAATTCTCATATTCATTATACAAAACCAAGAATATGAGAAAATTAGAAAAAAACACAAGACGGTATTTTGTAAATCTATTTGCAGACTTCATCCTGTCAAAATTCGACAAAAAAGATAACACAATTATTCAAATAACAGATTGTGAAACATTTATTGTTGTTAATGGTCAAACAACAAGTAAAATTGTTTTGGAACTTAACACACTTAAAGTGGAGTTCATAAAATCAAACAAAGAATTATTCGAATCTTTAAACAAAGAAGATCTTAACATTATTGATATAATCAAATATGATCAAGAAATTACAGATTTTTCAAAGTCATGGATCACAGTTAATAAATCTCTTTATGTTACAGAATACGAACCCATTTCAGAAATTAACATTTCATCAGAGTTTCCTTATGGACATAGTTTAGGATGTGGGAGATCAATCTTCTATTATTCACATTATATCTTTAATCAAATGTATTCTTTGTTGGGAGTGAATCAATTATACTTTCGTTACTCAAACGATCTTAATGAAAATGAAGATTATAAAATTAAAGTAATTTGTGATTCCCGACTTTCAAAGACTTCCATTGAAAGTCTTGTTTTAGATTGTTTTGATATGGATTTAACTGAGTTCAACGAAAGACTATCTAATTATGACTTCACAAACGATGTGACGAATCAAACCACAGAGAAACCATACCTGGTTCAAGACCGACTAAAAGACATAGTATTAGTATAAAAAACAAACCCCACTTTAAAGGTGGGGTTTTTTATTATCTTTCGTAAAACTCTTTGATTATTTTAAGTCCGTGATCAATATCTTCAAAATCTCGATCAGGAGCAAATAAACCTGTTGTTGGTGTTTCGCTATCATAATTTTCAATTAACATAAACGCAGGAACAAAATCATTACCTGTTGCTTCAACAAACATATCATATTCTTCTTCAAATTCTTCAATGTCTCGATCAATATAACTTATGTCTTCTTTATCTAACATCTCTTTTAACATACTACAAAAAGGACATGATTTCATACTAAAAATAACTGCTATCTTATCCATTGATCAATTCCGTTAAAAGATTATTTATCTGTCCTTCATTTAAAAGTCCAACTTTTGTTTCAACAACTTCTCCTGAATTGAACATTTTAATTGTTGGAATACTTCTAATTCCAAGACTAATTGCGGCCTCTTTATTTTCATCAATATCCATAGTATACATTTGAACATCAGATGTATTTTCTTTTGCAATTTTTTCAAAAATTGGTTTCATTAAACGGCAGGGTCCGCACCAAACTCCATGAAATTCAATCATTAATTTTTCACCGGCATTTATTTTTTTTTGTAATTCTACACTACTAATTTCCATCTTTTTTTAATTTTTTTAAGTTTAAGATAAAGAACTCAACGTCTTTCTTTCTATTAACAGGATAATAAATTTTACAAAAAAATGTAGAAATCATTGCTTCTGTTTTAGATAAATATATATAAATGTTATTGTCATACAGGAAAATTGCATCCATATATACCACCCCACTTGAATATTCAATACCATCCAACATGAATTCAAAAAACTTTGGTTTATCAAATAGGTTTTGTGGACTCAGACCGTGAGAGTCGTTTAAGTTTATTGTTGAATATAGCTCACCAGTTTTTTCGGTGATAATATTTAAAAATCTTTCTTCGTGTTTAAATTTTTCCATAATCTAAAATGGGGGTCAATGACCCCCGTTTTTATTTGTTATACCAAAACTAATTCCTCAGCGGCTTCCCAAAGTTTGGTGTTTAATCGGTGGGACGCTTGAATACTTTTAATTCCTCGTAGTTTAGTTGTTCGACCTCGTGGTGTTTGATAAGAGAATCCACCTCTCATCATTTTCTCTTGGATCACATTAAATACGGTCCAAAGATCACTTCCTTCATCTTCAGGTCGAAATGGTGTTAGAAGGTCGTTGATGTCAAGTGCTGAAGGAGCACTACCCAAAGCCCATCGAATCTCAACTGCCTTTTTGATTAGACGAAGTTTTTCTTTCTCGGTCATTTCTTTTTCCATCATTCGAGAAACCGAAGCCTCGATTTTTGGAAGTTTTTTAGAAAAGTCTTCTGCTAATCCTTTAACCTCATCTAAAGAGAAGTGGTTGTGACGAAGTGAAAAACGTTCTGCAACTGACGTTGGAACTGTGAGTCCGTTGGAACAACAAAGCCTAAATAATCCAGCCGCCATAGAGAATGTTGCAGATCCATCATGAGAGTTACGGATAATTGCTTCAACAACCGTATCACCAACTTTGGGTAGTTGTCCGTTACGATATTTTAATTCATGAACGTTATGAATTCCTCTACCTGTTTGTTTTACAGATGAAAGTTGCCAACCTTCGCGATCGAACATTTCCATAACCTCGTGTGTTGGAACAAACTCATACTTGTTTGTCATTTTTGAAGATGGTGATGTTGCAAATACTGCCGGGGCGATTGATTTGATTAATTCTGGTGTGTATATCATAGTTTTAATTATTTTCCTTGTTTTTGTGTTTTTGTTTTCGAGAATACGTTTTCTTACTCTTCTGAATTGAAGGTCGGGTTGCAACCCATATTTCTTTCATAGTAAGTTCAACTGTTTTCATTTTGTTTCTCGTTTATCACATTACAAAGATAAATAACTTTTTATAAATACCAAACATTTTCATAAAAAAAAACCACAGTTTTCTGACTGTGGTTTAATTAATCGTATTCTAACAATTAATTCAAATTAATTTCTCCCCATTTTGTGGTCTGAATATAAGATTCAACACTTTCTTCAGTTAGTTCAGGTATTTTCAAATTTAAAACGATGTTAATCATTTGATCTCTTGAGATTATATGATCTTCACCTTTTTTTGAATTTGTTTCGCATTGTTCTCGTAACGCATCGTAAAACTGTTCCTTTTGAACCTCACCAATTAGTGACATTAAATCATTAGGATTGTTTTCAAAAAAAGTTATAAGTTGGCTTATGTAGATTTCGCAGTCAATATTTCCCATAAGTTCAATAATAGTATATTTATGAAACTAAGTCAAAAATTATAAATCAAGATCACTCAAATCAACATCTCCATAATCATCACCATAGTCTTCATCTTCATCGTCGTAACCCATCGCATCTTTGTAATCTTGTTCTTTTAATTCTTTAACGATGTCATCAACCATTCTTTGAATGATTCTCTGTCCTTCAGGTTCTCCTTTAAGGATCTTTTTAGCCAACGTCATGAACTCCTCAGCATTTAACGCTGAAAAACGCATAAACAAATAATGTTGGATATGTTTCATATCATCTTCGAATAACTCAATTGGGTATGTCGAAACAAACTTTTCCCAAAAAATTGGTCCCAAACGAGAATCCCAAATTTCTGATGGTAATGAATCTTCAGCACTTAACACCATTTCAGCTTGTCTTGGGTCATCAGGTAGTCCGTGTGTTCCAAATACCTCGTAAACCCCTTTAACTAACTCATGAACAAGTAATGGGAATGTAACGGCTCTTGCTTTAACTGTTGGTGGATCTGTTTCAGGATCGAATTCAGATTGTCCCATTTGACCACCACCACCTCCGGCCATTCCTTCCATATCAGGAAATATCCAATAAGCGTGTTCCATTAAAGATTGAGTTACAGCATATAGATTCATTAATTGTGGATTGATGTCATTAATCTCATCTCTAACCATAACATACATATGACCACCTTTAAAAGCGGCTCCCTGAATTAATGAATTGATAAATCTTCTTTTTGCTCTTTCCAAGTTAAAGTTTTCAATGTCTCCCATAAGTTCTTCAACTTCTTCTTCACTTGGCATTTCAGGCTCACTTTTCATTCCTTCAGCAGCACCCATAGGTTGCATCATAAGTTGAGCATCGAATTGCATCGCCCCATCAGGAATACCCAATTCATCTTTAACAAGTTTAACTGCAAGTGCTTCAAGTTCCTCGGCATTTTGAGATTGGATCATAATTAGTCTTTGCATCGCTTGACCTACGGTTCCCATCAACTGCATAAGAGCATTTTGTCCTTGAATGGTTCTTGTGTCTCCCATTGCCATTCTAACTTTATCAACTGAGTCCTTGAATCTTTTAGAAGATATTAACTCAATAAAGTCTCTATCCATTTCTGGCATAGCAGGAAAATTATGAAACGGTGTTTGTTTTCCTGTAATCTTTCTCTCGACATCTCCGGCCATCCTTTCAGGTCCTTCGTAGTCGATTGGGGCTTCCATAAGTCTTAATAAGTCTTTTTTGGATATACCCTCAGTATATAATTTTTTTCTAATATTTCTCATCTTATTCAAAATCAATTCCAAGTTCATCAAAGGTCAACCAAGTTGGCATGTCACCTTTTCTTTTTCTTGCCTTAGGATCAGGTTTTGGTCCAGGTTTTGGTTTATAAGGTGTGCTTGGAGTTTTAGGTTTGGTTCCAGGTTTTACCTTCGTTCTTTCTTTTTCTTTTGTTCCCGGTAACATTACAGGTAAATCCATTTCTTCATCAATTTCCATATCTATGTCTCTCCTGTCCCTTTCTCTTGCTTCAGGAGTTCTATTGTCCATATCTATGTCTCTACTGTCCCTTTCCCTTTCTTCAGGAGTTCTAGTGTCCATGTCACCCATAGGTTTTGCCATACCTAAATATTTTCCACTAGAGCTAGAACTATCGAATGAAGGAAGCGTTTCTTCGGCGTTAGGATCAACCATATAATCATATTCTTCATAGTCATCACCATAGTATGGGTTATACATACTTAAATTACGATAATCATCTTCAGATTCAAATTGTTCTTGTTCAGAAATTACACGACCTCTATTGTAATTAAAAAGATATTTAATATCCTTCAATTCTTCATTTAATTTATTTTTCATAGATATTTTTTTATTATAAATATCAAGGTTTTTTATTCTGGCACCATATAATATTGATGACCCAAAGAATAATACAAAAATTTACCTTTTTGTCTTAAAACATTATTTATATTTTCTTGATTATCAACTTTAACACCAACAATTTTTTTGTTTTTTGGCAATTTTCTTCCAGGATGCGTGTTTAACACATCTTCAACAGGATCCAAATAGTATTTGAGTTTTTTAACTAAAGTTTTTTTATCACCAACAACACTAATACCATATTGTTTGCAAAGTGATTTAATTTCGGGTAATTCGAGTTTGTTTAAGTCTTCCATATTACAAAGATATGAAAATTATTTGATTTAACCAAATTTAATTTTTGACAAATAACATATATACTTACGTTCAAAGTAGTTCAAAGTCGCCCTACGGTTCATTTCTTTGTCGTGGTAACCTTTTTGATAAGCATCATTAACAATTCGTTTCTCGTCTTCTCTGATCTGATTTTTAATCATAGTTAAAGCCATTACGGTTTCTTCAGAAAGTCCTTCAGTTTTAGATAATTCTAATATTTTTTTTTCAATTGGTCCCATAGTAATAATAATTATATGTTTAAAATTCTTTTAGATCAAGATCCACATCAATTGGGATTCCGTATTTTTCTAACTTTTTATAAAAAAAGTTATAAACCTCATGTCTTAAATAAGCTAGAAGATCTCCAGTCTCATAATTACCTTGAGACTCTAAATAAGCCGATTCAATTGTATCATTTACTTCTATTTGATTATCAGTTCCTTCTTCAAACACGTTGAAGTCCATTGTTCCTTGATCATCAACATACACAAAAATATAAACTCCAAAGTTTTCTCCTAATCTACCAAACTGATTTACTTCAATAACTTCAATTCTTGTATCAAGATTACCCCAATCACTTTTTAGATCGTATATTTCACCGTCAATTTCATTTTTCAGTTTTTCAACTAAATTCTTAAATCCACCGTTGTATTCATACCAAATGGGTCTAATAAGTTGGAAGTCTTCGTTTGTATTTTTTCTAATTCCAGATATATCATAAATCACATCATCAAGATGTGGTTCTTCACCTCTCTTTTTTTGTTGGTTCCATACCGTATAGCAAAGTTTTCGAAGGTTATCTTCGGTCAGTTTGTTATATTGTGATTCTGTAATTATTATTTTCATTACCAATCTGTTCTTGGATTTTCGTTTATAACATTAAGTAATTTGAATTTGAAATTATTTTTCCCTAAATAGTTTTCCAAATTTAATTTCAAGTCCCACAAATAGTCACCAACATCAAATGTGTCAAAAATTGTATCTATATAAATAATTATTCCTAACTCAACAACATTATCAGTCTTGTATGCCGTTACCACATCAATTTTTGTGATTGCTTCGTAGTTATCTCCATATCCACCTTCATCATAATAATCTTCTTCTTTTATGTTATCAGCAATGTCTTTCCAAGCCATATCAACCGCATTTTGAAATGTTATAGTTTTTAATTGTGATTCTGTAATTATTATTTTCATTTCTAATAAATAGTAACTAAAGGAACTGTTACATCATATCCTGTAACAGGTAAAATTATTTCATTCATGCAATCTTGAACAACATCATTAACTTCTTCTTGGATTTCCCAACCTATATCTTCATCCTCCAAGGCTTGATCTAAGGTTAGATTTCTTCCATCCTCCATAAGTGTTACGGAACCCCCAGGTAGAGTTTTTCCATATAGAAAAACATCATAATCTCTATATTCCATATTAGTGATTTCCCACTCAAAATCATAACCACCAACTGATCTCTCACTAAAATCTTTTGTCGAGAATTTCTTGTTTTTTAATGTATTTATAAATTTTTTAACAAATACCTCATCCCCTACAAGTTCTTGAAATTCTGTTTGAGCATGTAACTTATCGGTAAATTCGGTTATACCCCAAAATTCAAGTTCATCTCTATCAAATCTAATTTTGTTACCTTTTTCTAACTCTTTTTTCCAATACTTAATAACCGCACCAATACCTTTATTTCGGTAAGATTCTTTAATAAGACTATATTGTTTATTAGATATTATTATTTTCATGACTCCGCTTTGATATATTTTACATCAACATTAAATTTATTTTCAAAAGAGTTTTTAATCATATCTAACACTTTTTCTTTTTTGATTGGGAACCAAGATTCTAAGTTGTTTAAATATTTTTTTGATATCCACAATCTACCATCAGATTTATCATATTCAATAAACGTGTTCCAAACATCAGTTTTATCCCAAATAACAATATAAGAATCAACATAAAAAGGTTTGTTTTCATCTAAGGTATCATCTACGAGTGATTTTATAAAATCATTCAATAGTTTTTTTTTCTGTGATTCTGTAATTATTACTTTCATAACTATATAATATTGGACCCACTTACCTCTTTTATTTCAACATCAGGAAAAAGTCCTTTGAAGTAATCATAAACTGCGTTTTTTAAGTGTCTTGATATTATATGATAAGGAATATAATCTTCCATCTCTTTATCTATTGAATAATCGTAATATACGGTTTTTGATGGTATTATATATACAAATAAAGGTTCTCCAGTTTCGTTCATTAGATAAATTGATCCTGGCCATTCACCCCAACCTTTAACATCTTTAGAAATGGTCTTTAAAAACAACTTCTTATATTTTGGGTATTCATCTTCATACTTAGCATCAAAACGATCCCTTTTATAAGTTTCGTTGATTAAATCAAGTTGATGTTGGGTTACAATGATTTTCATATAAGATAAATACTTCGTTATATAAAAACTCCCCTTAAATTGTAGACCTCAGACAACCCTCACATTGGAACGGGTCATCGTATAAAAGGGGTTTTACTCCCCTTAAATTGTAGACCTCAGACAACCACTCTTCTGTAAGTTGTTGTATTTCAAAGTAGTTAAGTCCAAAAACTTTTTCTAAAAATGACCAAATCTTATGATAATCGATGAAAACATAGTCATTTTTTCTATCGTAAATCATCATATTATTCCCTTTTTCATAACGATATAATTCCAAATCAGGTTTTTCTTCACTCTGAACAACATCCAAATCGGTAAAAATGTTTAAAAAATCAATAGGAGTTTTAATCTCAACAAGGGTTTTTAAGTTTTCACTACCACCAACCATGTCAGCCGCAGATTCCCAACCTTCGTATTTAATCGTATCAATTAAAACTTCATTTCGTTTGTTTTCAAACAATACATTTTTTTGTCTTTCTGTTATGATGATTTTCATATAAGATAAATACTTTGTAAAACAAAAAACCCCCGATCAAAAGAAAGAAGGGGGGTTTAAAAGAATATAATTAATTTATTATCCGATTTGTTGTTTTAATTTACCAATTTCTTGTAGATAAGCTGTATTATCTTGTGAACTCATCTTACTTTTTAATCTGTTATATTTATTAACCATTTGATTGTAATGTCTTATCGCTTTATTTTTATCTCGTTTACCTTGTCTAAATTCTTGTCTAATTTGTGATGCGGTTTTTAAATCTGCTGCTATTTCAGGGTTTTGTGATGTAGGTGTTGTTGGTGTTGGTGTTGTTGGTGTTGTTGTCGTTGGTGTTGTTGTCGTTGGTGTTGTTGTCGTTGGTGTTGTTGTTCCAGCAGTTTGAACCGGTGCGTCAAAAGTCTCATCACTACCATCAACATTTGTTGGTGCTTGGAATGCCGCTGCTGTTGATAATGCGGGTAGTTGTGAAATCTTTTTTATAGCGTCTGGTTTAGTTGCTGGTGTCCAATTTTTAAATTTTCCTTGTGTTTTATATCCTTTAGCACCAACACTTGTAGGATTTTCCTTTAACTTGAAATAATATTTATCTCCCACTTTTTTATAATCGTAATCCGTATCCGTACCTTGAAGTAGAACTTCATTGTTTGGTTTTGATGTAGGAGCCACAGTTGTTGTTTGAGTTGTTGTAGGTGCCACAGTTGTTGTTTGAGTTGTTGTAGGTGCCACAGTTGTTGTTTGAGTTGTTTGTTCAAATAAAACCTCTTTTTTAATTGCCGATTTGTGAAGATTTAAAATTCTATTTTTTTCTTCTTCATTAATTATTAATCTTTTGCTCATTTTATGAATGTGTGAATAAGTTGAAGTCCTCATCCTCTTCAGCTCTTCTGAACACAGATTGTGGTAGAACTTGTTGTGGATTAGATCCTCCTAAGTTTAAAACCATAAGGTTTGGCATGTCACCAATACATTCTGGTAACATTTGTAAATCTGGGTTATTAACTAACGACAAATATTGTAGGTTTTCTAAACCACAGATTGCTTCAGGTAGAGATGCAACACATCCAACGAAGTTAATTGCGTTTAGTTGTTTGAATCTCCCAATATCATTAGGAATATTAAGTGAGATCTTATCTCTTGATGTATTTTTAAAAGTAAGTCTTTTTAAAGTTGTAGGAAGAGTGGCAAAAAACTCATCGAATCCGTAAAGTGCAATAAACTTAGATGCCGAATCACTTGGATAATCAATCACAATTTTTTCACCTTTATCTCCTGATAATGATTTCATAAACTCAGGTTTGAAGAATTGCTTTAAACCTTCTTCATTTGTATTTAAGAACTCAATTAAATTGATTTGTCTGTCATCGGCATCCATGAATTGATTATCAGGGAAGTGGAATTGATAACGATTTGCTGGAAGTCCTGAAACCTCACCAGTTTCTTTTCCGTAAGTTTTGAAAGTTGTTGGTGTGTTTGGAATTACAACATATAAAGGTCCTTTGGCAATGTATCTTTCAAACCAAGTATATCCAGGTGATGAGGTGCACCAATTTGTTTCTCCTCTTCTTGCCTCATTATGAGATCCACCGTAGAAACAAGCGGCCTCTTTTCCTAATGGTCCTGTGTTTGAGATTTTAGCAACCGTCCAATCTTGACCTCTATAAACGATGTCGGCTCCAGGGTGAGCAAATGTCTGAGAAGCCTCTTTTTTCTCTGCCGCAGTTGCCTTAGTTTTTTCTAAACTAAAATCTTTAACTTGGTCATATAAAGTTTCAGGTGTTAGTTTATTGATGTCTCTAAACTCTTGAGATAATCTATTTTTAAATCTTTCAAACTTTTGAAGGTTTGTTGTTGTCTTATACAAATCCTCCATGAAAAGGTCTTGGAATGACTTTAAAGCCGCCTTATATTGACCTGATTGTGGATCAGTAATCATTAATGGGTGATCTGCCGGTAACTTAGGTGTAACAAAGTTTTTTAATAACCACTGAGCGTATTTTCCAATTTTAACCTTCTCCATTTGTTCAGGTTTAACATTATCAATATCCATCCCATCAGGGACCTTTGTAGTTGGATCGGCAGCGATAAGTGCGAATAATGTTTCAAAAGGCATAATACCTCTTTGACCTCTTTCTTTTGGTTTTACGAACTTATCGAATAATACTTGAAATCTTGAACTTTCAACAATAAGATCTCGTAATAGATTAGTGAATCTAAGTGACATAATAATTTTTTTATTAATAAATATTCGTAAATAGTAAAAAATTAATAATTCATAATCAATAATTCTTCCCCCATATTCTGTTTCTCACCTTTCTTGGCAGAAGCCGCTTTTGCAAACTCTTTTTTAACCCAAGTGTATTGATCTTCAGGAAACCATTCGTGAAGTAATTCAAAGTCGTAATATGACAATGAGAACTTACCTTGAACTCCATGTAGAACATTTGCCAACCTTTCGTGATCTTGACGATCAAAATCGTGGTTGGAGTAATAATTTTCGGTTTTCCAATACGGTGGATCCAAATAAATGTAAGTTGATGGTGAGTCATACTTATTGATAACATCTGCGAAATCCATATTTTCAACATCAGTAATCTTTAAAAAGTGATCCAACCAATCAGGTTTAGATAACTTATCTCTAAACGTAAGATATTTTGATTTGTATTTTCCTTTAAGGTCAATAAAGTTAGATGTTTCAGGTTTTGATCCACTGAAAACTTGTGTTAGAATATAAACGTATTTGGCCGCCACCTCGTAATCGCCAGGTTCTACGCTGAAACCTTCATTAAAAACTTCAGCCTGAAAGTTGATAAATTGTTGTTTGTATATTTCAGGTGTAAGATCCACACCTTGTTTTTGACAATCAATTGAGTTGATTGCTCTTAACAATTCAGTTGGGTTTTGAACACACTTGAATAAATTATAATTTAGTGGGTTGAAGTCGTTATAAACCACTTTATTTAAATTAGGAAATTGTTTTAGGTCCATATTATAGAAACACCAAAACATTCCCGAAAAGCCCTCTAAATAGACCTCCATATTTTTGTCGTAGAATGGAACAATCCATTTACCAATTTTACTCTTACCTCCGATATAGCTTAACATGATACAAATATAGTTTTTTAAATATTTATTTTCAACTGAATAGTAATTAAATTATAGGTATGGAAGAAAAAAAAGCAACAGAAGTTAAGTGTAAAGCTTGTGAAGATAGTAGACAAGTTAAAAATACCCAAAGATTTGTTTTGATTGGTGGTGGGATATTTTTCTTTTTTGGACTATACGGTATTGTATCGTTTATTAAAGATATTATTTCCTTTTTTTAATCCCGATCGAATTTAACAAACTGATTTACAATTAAATCACCAACACTATCTAATTTGAATCCTTTTGATTTCACTCTCAAAGGTTTTGACGTGTCAATGTTTTTTGGTAGTTTAATATTCAAACTACTTTCAGGATGTGGAATAGTTATTGCCCCACTTTTTAACTCATCAATATTCATAAAACAATCATACACCAAATGATTTCCAACTTTGTTGAATCCGTTTTGTGGTTTTAGATCAACTCTAATTATTAGATCACCATACATTCCATTTTTAAAATCTCCAATTTGAGATAATCTTAAAAATTGTCCATTATCAATTCCGTGCGGAAGTCCCACTTCAATTGTTTTCATTTCAGGTCTTGATCCAATACCATAACATAAAAAACAAGGGTTTATTAAAATATGACCTCTACCTTGACATGACTCACAAACCGATTGCGCAACTTGGGTGAACATTCCTGATCCAAATTGTCTTAAAATCACACCAGATCCATTGCAAGACACACAGGTTCTCTTATCACCACCTGATCCATTACAAGGATCACATTTAATTTGTCTTTTATAAGTTAGATTATGTTTTTTTGCCAAATACGAATCCAAAACACCAATATTTACGGTGATATTTGTAACATGAGCTTGTCGATTTTGGGGTCTTTGTTTTTGACCAAATAAGTCATTAAACATTTCGTTGAAGTTAAACCCTCCTCCACCAAATGGATTTTTTCTTTGTTGGTCGTATTGTTGTCTTTTTTGTTCATCACCCAATACATCATAAGCCGATGATATTTTTTTAAACAGGTCTTCATTTCCACCAATATCGGGATGATTTTCTTTTGCTAATTTTCGATACGTTTTTTTGATTTCATCTTGTGTTGCGGTTTCGCTAACACCTAAAACGTCATAAAAGTTTTCATTATTCATTTATTTATTAAAAAGGGTATATTTTGTATATGAACTATTTAGTAGTATTGTTTAAAAATAAAGAAAGAAAAAAAATAATCAATAAGTTTCAGACATTTGAAAGATGTAATGAATTTTATAATAACCTATTAAAAAACAACGAGTCTGTTATTTTTGATAAAAAAATTGAAAACGCAAAAGATTGTGTATTTGAACTTGGTTTATTAGAAAAGACTGATTCCAACTTTGATTCGTTGTTTGTTAAAGACAATATGGGTAGACAAGTTAAAGTTGAAATTGACGATCCTGAATATAAGATTATAAAAATTTCAAACTACAAACTTGAAGAGATGTTGTTTGACGTATCTTTAAATAAAAAGATTTCTGTTGATTTTTTTATAAAAAAGTATCTACCAAAAAATTCAATTAAACTTATTTCTTGTTTAAATAACAAGATAGTCCTTCAAAATGATAGTGATATTAATTTGTTTTCTTTGAAGAATGAATTTGAATCGGAAAGATTTCTAATGTCGTTATCTAACTATATGATTTCTCAAAATAGATCGGACACCATTTTAGTTAGTGAAAGTTCTAAAGAACAAAAAAAATATTTATATGATTTGTTAAATGGTATGGGTATAGATAAGAAAATCTTATACCGGAAATCAACTACGTTTAAAGAAAGAAAATAACTTCTCTTTTAAAGTTTTTTTGGGGATCTTAACCTCTTCTTTGGGTAATGGTGTTTGGTAATCTTCGTGAATAAAAACGTGTTCAATACCAGATATATCTATTGAAAACCTTTTATGTTGGTGGTCAATTTTTCTAAAATTGTTTTGGACTTTTTTGTAATCGTCATTATTAAGTTCGTAGACACATATCATCTTACCATCAGGAAACAATGACTGTAGTCCATCGGTAATAAGGGCCATGTTCTCTAAGATCCCATCAACACTCTTTTTATCCTCTTCCATAATGATAACTCTTCTTTTGTTGGTATAATATCATCCTTTTTAATTTGTTTTAATGAGTCAATGATTCGTTTTTTCTCATTTTCAAGCTCTTTGTTATCTTTTTCCATTTCACTCTTCAACCAACCCACTGCTTGTTCTTCTCGTGTCAATAATTTCTTCTCCATCGTCTAATTTTTCTTCAAAAATATCAAATTTTAATAATTGTAAACTTTCTAACTTTTCCTTTTCAAAAATCTTTTTAAGTTCATCAATTTTTTGTTTCAATAAACTTTCTTTCATTTCAATTTCTTTATTGTATGCTATAATATTTTTAATGTTTTCAACAGTTTTGTTTAAAACATCTTCATTAAACTCACTAACGAATGAAAAAAATCTTTTGTTTTCATTCACTTTTTGATTTTCAATTATTTTGTCTTCTTGAACATATTTTTTTGGGATTTTCCAATGATTAGGAAATTCAATATCCACAGTTAAATAATTTTTTAGTTTTCTAACTGAAACTAAATATTCGAATATATCTTTGAGTTCGTTATACATATTATAGATATTTTGTTAAAATATAGGTTATTAGATAAGTGATGAAAAAATAGTTGGATATTTTTTCCCATATTGAGTATTTCATTTCAGAAGGGTTCTGACTTAAAATGTTTTTAATAATTCTAAAAATCCCGTTCGTCACATAAAGTGTTGAAAGGATAAAAATAAAAAGGGAAAAAATATCCAAACTAATCATAATCATTTTTTTCTTTCTTCAAGAATTTCGCTTCTTAATTGTTGTAAAAGAGTTTTAAGGTCTTGAGATGATTTTCTTGCTCTTGTTCCGGCACTTTTGTTTCCAGAATAAAACTTTGTAACATCTAAGCTCAATTGTTCAGTAAGCTCTTTAATTTTCTCTAATGTTTCCATTTGTTATTAAAAATTATAGTTTATTTCACTAAATAATACCATTCAATATTATATTAGTAAAGTTTAGATAATAAGATTATTATCCAAAGATTTATATATGTTATAAATAAGATCCAAATCAACTTGTGTAAATGGTTTATCTTTGTTAAACAAGTCATTGAAAAAAACGTCTATTGATTCTCTAATTTGTTCTTTTTCTTGTTTGTAGAATATTTCATCAAACAACGTAAAAAAGTATTTGTAATGGTCACCATCGATTCTGAAGATAATACTTTCTTTTTTAAAGTTCTCTACTGTTTTTTTCCAACACCAATCAAAATGATTAATATCATCCTCATTAGTCATTTTAACTAAGGTTTCATTTTTTTCATTTTTTGACCCTAAATACGTGCTTTTAATTAGTAGATGTAGACTATAGGAAAAATCATAATACAACTCCATTTTTTCGGAAATTATATTATTAGACCTAAACCACGTATCAACGTCTTCAGGATTTAGATTTTTGGTGATATAGTTAAAAAAATTATCCATAGTCATTACTAACTATGGATAATATAGGTTAAGGTATTTTATTGTAAATTATTGAGTTTTTCTGTTGTATCCCATTAAATCTTGAATTCTATCAAACTCTTCATTTAACTTCTTAGTTTCTTTCTCATTTACGTTTTCTTCTAACTTATTAAGAACAGATTGTGAGGTCTTTTTTCCTCTTTTTGTTTTTAAAGAACCTCTTTCTGTATGTTCTCCCGCTTGGTCTACAGGTTGTGGTTGTCTCTTATATGAAGCCTGTTGTTGTTCTTGACCATAAAGATTGTCTTTATAGTTTTTGAAGAACTTTTCTCCTGTGTCACTTGGAACAACATTACCTAAAGCGTTTCCATCTTTGTCAACTTGTGCGTTTCCTGTTCTTGAAGATCCTTTTAATAAATCCTCAATCCAATCTTCATTAGGTTTTATTTCATCATAAACTAAATTAGTTTGACCTGGATATGAAAAAGCGTCAATGTATTCATCTACAGCGTCCGATGGTGTATATTTTTTTCTTTTACCACCATTTTCAGTCGGGAATTTTTGAGTTTCTTTCATTTCATATTTAGAATTTTTATCACTCATGTTTTTTAAGTAATCGGTCATTTTTTTGGCAACACTTTTTAAATAATCTTCATTTTCTTTTTTATCTGCCTTATGAACTCTTTCATATTCTTTATAACCTTTAGGTTCTGATTTTCTGAATTTTTTATCTTCATTTACAATCTTTTCAATGAAGTCAATTAAATCTGTTTCAGTAAATAGAATACTTTCATTAACTTTTGCTTTTAATTTTTTTCTCATGTAAGATTCTTTAACGTCAAATGTTTCTCCATCCAACTCAAAAGTTTTTTTACCTTTCTTTTTAGCCATCATAGCAGCATAAGCGAATTCTTTACTTTCATCAGTTTCACCTTCTCCTACTTCTTTTTCAAACTCTACTTCATAAAGTTGTTCTGTTTCATCTTGTTGTTTTCTTAACATTTTGAAATCTTCGGAGTCAATTCTATTATTTTTGTTTCTATCAATTCTACTTTGATTTCCGTAAAGTTTTTCTTTCATTTCAAAATTGTCATCTTCAAATTCCATAACTTCAGATGAACCCTTCCATCCACACTCCATACATTCTTTTTCTGTCATTTCTGACCCACATTCTTCACATGTTTCACCCTCTTGAACATAATCAAACTCGTTTGTGTCATACAAATCTGTTTCTTTTTTAAGGTTCAATCTATTCATGATAGATTCAGCCTTTTCGTGAATACTTTCTTTAAGTATTTTTTCAAATCTTGATCTGATATATTGTTTTTGATTCATTTTTCTTTTTATTTTATAAATATCTTATTATTTTGTTTTAGTCATTTCTTGATAAAGTAATTCAAAAATGTAGTTCTTATCCAACCCATAGTTTTTCGAGACACTGTCAACCGCACTTTTTACTGATTCATTTTCAAAAATGTTCAAAGCTCCAATATCACCTTGATTACAATATGGAAACTTTTTACATTTCTTTTTTACTTGAACAAACTTTCCTCCTTTGTATAAAGGTTTTTTATAACCGGCAAAATCTTTTTTCTTTAGTGATTTTGCCCAAATTGCGGGTTGTGAATATTGTCCTGAAGACGCTGATGTTGTGGCTTCTTTAGTTTCAGTTTTTTTCAATTCAGAATCTTCCAATTCTAAACTTTCTCTTACTGTTTTTACACCTTTTGTAATATCTCCTTTTGTTGTTGAGAATAGTGGCATAGAATATCCACCAGCAGATCCTGCACCTGTAGCTTCAGTGTTTTCTTCTTTTTTTCCTTTTTCAGATAAAATTGATTTTAAAAAATCATTCAAGTCTTCAGGGTCATTTAAAAACTCTTTAATTTTTTTTCTGATTTGGTTATTTGATAATTTTTTATTTTTTATCAAGTTATAAATCTGAAGAAGATCATCTTCGTCTTTTAAAAAACTTAAATAATCTCTTTTTTTGTTTTTACCTTCTTTCATTTCAGCATCAATCAGTTTATTGATTTCGTATCTTTGTTTCGGCCTAACACCACCACTAACCAAACCTGACTGAAGTTTTTGTATTATATCTTCCATTACATGTTTCTAAATTTAGACTCCCAATATCCTTTTTGATGATACATCATGTTAAAGTATTCTTGAAAAGATTTTATGACGATGTCTTTTACGTGATTTTTATATTTTCCTCTTTGAAGTTCTGTGGATATTTTATCCATTAGTTTATCTTCAAATTGTTTAGACGTGTTGGAATCAAGAAAACTTTTTATTTCTTTTCTGATCATTACTTCAATTTCATTCTTATCTGTTTGTGTTAGTGCCATTATTTAAAAACTACCATATATGTTAATGGTGCTATGACCAACGCAGAGATTATATTATATAAACCATTTTTGGTTTTAAGTCTTTTATTTTCTTTTTTCAAATCTTCATTTTCAGATTTATAAATGTCAATTGCCTTGTTTTTTTCACCAATGATTTCTCTATTAAGGTTATCTTCTTTTTCCCACGAATCGTTTTCTTTTTGTAGAACTTGTGTTTTTTTGTTAAGTTCATAAATCTCCTCTTTATAAGTTTTTACAACCTCTTGCAACTTATCGTAGTTATTTAAATCCAATAGTATTTGTTTTGCCACAGGATAAGGAATACACATTTGAGAGGTGTCAGAGTTATTCTTTTGTGAAAGAAATCCTAAACACAAAAAAGTGAAAATGATAAGTAATATATTTTTTTTCATATTAAAAGTTATATCTTTTTTTAAACAAACTATCGATTTTTTTCTTGTCCGCACTTTTAATTTCGTCTTCCTTGATAGTGTAGTAATTATTAATTTCGTTTCGTTGTAATTTAATCTTTGAAATTTTTGTATCAATATCTTTAATTTGTGATCTATATAATTTTATAGAATCTCTAATATCCTTTTGAAGTTTTTCAATATCTTTTACCTTTTGATCAATTTGGTCCAACTTATATTTATTCAATTCACTATGATCCGGTGTTGGTGTAAAAACTCGAACTAATAGATAGACAAAAATCACTCCCAATATTGTAAGAGTGATTGTTTTCCAATTATATACAAAAAAGTCCTTCATTAATCTTCAAGTCTTGATGAGACAATTTTACTCCATTTATTTTTAAATTTTTCGTAGAATGATTGAATCTTGGGAATCATCTCCAAATATTTCTCATCCAATTTCATCATATCACCATTAATATAGATTCCATTTGGTTCTTTAATTGTATAAAAGAACTCCAAATCTAATTCCAAAATTTTACCTGACCATTCAACATTATCTTGGTAAACTTTTAACTTATCAAACTCTGCTAATTCGGCAACATCATTTCTAAATTCATCAACGGTTTCAACAAACGCATTTTTCTCATCTGTTGTTAATTGAATGTCAGCCTCTGTTTTACCATTTAAAACCAACAAATTACCTTGAATTTTATATGTTTTTTGTTTGTCTTTTGGTTTTCCGATTTCATCAGAATCTTTTTTTGGTTTTTTATCATCAAAAGTTTCTTCAGCGTCAATCTCAAAATCAACTTCTTCTTCTTCTTCATTTTGTTCAATTAATAAACCATATTGTTTTCTGATTTGTTTTTTTGAACTTTCATTAATGTTTTTAGAAAGAACCTTTCTTGATGCTTCAATTAAATTTTTTATTTCTTCGTAGTTATTCATTTTTCAATAATTTATTAAACTTTTCAAAGTCAAATGCCGGACTTAAATCCGTAACATTTGAATCAAAATTTGCTCTTGTTATAATACCCATAAAAGTTTCAATTCCTTTTATTTTTGTATTATGTCCAACAAAATTTAAATTTATGTTATGTTTTTTTGACAATTCTATACAAAGTTCTGCAGTTTTTTCATATTGAACTTCAGTATAAGGTTGCCAAAAATAATTATCCCTCCACTTTTTCTCCACCACTTTGTCTTTATAAATATTACCAATCCAATTAATGTGATACTTTCTTAAAGGAACTTTTTCTAACCAACCTAAATTTTCTAAACTAATTACGATAGATTTGTAGTTAATTGTGACACTATTGAAATAATTACCATTAACGTTGTCATCCAAAAGTTGAATGACTTTCCCATCTTGACCCACAATATAATGTGGTAATTTTTGTGGGTTTCCATTGTATCTAGTTTTTAAAGATACAACATAGTCGAACAAACTTCTTGACGTATGAACCAAGACAATTTGTTTTTTATTATCAATTTTAGAAAAATTTGTATCAAATAATTGTTTAATTATTTTCATATTTTATTTTTTATAAGATAATACTTTCCTATTAGATTCTTCATTTTTTTTCTCTAGTTTGACTTTGTCCATCATATTCCCTTCTTGATCTAAAATGTCACCATTTTCTTTAACATAATAGTTTACAGGAACTTCAATTACTCTGTCAACAGGGACATGAATTATTTTTTCAATTTCCACAGGAACTTCAACAATTTTTTCAACCTCCTTAATTACTTCAACAGGTATTTCTCTAACTATCTCAACAATTCTATCTACGGGAACTTCACGAACAATTTCAACCAATCTATCTACGGGAACCTCAACGATTCTCTCAACCTCTTTAATTACCTCTACAGGAACCTCAACAATTCTGTCTACGGGAACTTCAACGATCTTTTCTACTTCAACGATTGTTTCAATTACTTCGGGTTCAACTTGGGGGGTGACTTGGGGGGTGACTTGGGGGGTAGAATTTGCAAAATAACTTTCAGGAATTTCAACTTCTTCCTCTTCAAAAATTTCTTCAATAACAGGTTTAATTTCTTCTTCCTCTTCTTTTTTTCTTCTATAAGCAATGAATGCCTGATTTGTGGATACAACAAGAGCAATTGCCAATGGGTCAAATACGAATATTAAAGTTAGAATAAAAAAGTTGGCAGTTTTTTTAATGTTCCATCCTGTAATCTCACTTAAATATTTAATGGATCCTAACTCACCAGACTCAATTTCTTTTGACGCTATATCCAATATCTTTGTATCCAAACTTGTAATACTATCATTTATATTGTCTATTTTTTTTGATAAAGTATCTCTACTCTGTTGAGCAATTTTTAATTGATTTTCAAAAGATCTTCTATTTTGATTATTCGCTTTAGTAATAACAATTCCCGTTTGTCTATCAACAGATTGTGTTGTGGTGTTTGTTGAAAGTGCCATTCTAAGACTTGTTATGTCTTTATCTAAAATGGATTTTTCTTTTTGGGTTTCTTTTTTGATTTGTTCGAATCTTTTCTTTTTTACTTCGATGTTTTCAATTTTTTTATTTTGAATCTCCAATCCTGCAATACTTTTTTGAAATCCTGTAGATAAAAGTCCATATATACCAACAGATGTTAGAATCGATAAGATTACAATTGCAAAAGTTAAATATATCTTTAACGATCCATAAATGTTTTTCCAACTATTATGAAGATAAGTGGCAATTGATAATTTGGATACTTCCAAAAAACTTCCCATTATGATTACAGGAATTGCAACTCCTGAAAATATGATGGATAAACCATAAACACTATAATAAGCCGCAGTTCCCGAAAGACCTAACGCGCAAAATAACAATAACCAGGGTAATAATTTTCTATTCATTTAATTTGTTTTATAATATAAATATCAAAACATAATATTTACATACATGAGTCTGATAACTGAAATAGTAAGAAAACATTTATTATTAGAAAAGAAGATTGCCCAAATTATTACAAATATGGATGTCAAATTTAATTTTGAATTTTTTACAGGTAGTCATGCATCATCAAGAAAAACAAGACCTGAACAGGGTGAGGAATATAATCAAAGGGAAATTTCAAATAAAGAACTAAAATTTTTTATTGAAAATTTTGTGAAATATCAGATTGCTGAAGGAATTATCAATCAATCAATTATAAATGGTCGACCATTTGTAATAAAATCATTAAAGTGGGAATTGGCATTTCCGGTATATCCTGAACATCAAGAAGGATCGTATTGGGTTATGAATATTGGAACTTTATGGAGGGAGAGTTTGACAAACCCATTTAGGGTTTCTAAAAATCAATTTGTAATTTGGGTGGATTGAGTAGGATAGTTATTTAGTATCTTAATCGTTTCCCATTCTCCTATCAACTTGAGACTCTTTAATCCCAAGCCACTTCTACTCATCCAGTCAGTTAGATATCATTCTGACCTTTACCCGTTGTTTGTGATACAAAGATAAGTGTTTTTTTTAAACCGCCAAAACTTTTTTATAAATAATCGAATAATTCTGAAGAATCATTTCTAAGTCTTCGAAGAGCCTTTTCTTTGATCTGACGAACACGTTCTTTGGTTAATCCAAAATCCGAACCGATGTCTTCCAATGTTCTTGGAGTCCCTGTTAGACCAAAGTAATCTCCAACAATCGACTTTTCACGATCGTCCAATACGTTTAGAAGTTTTAACATTTTATCTTTTAAAATGTCTTTGGTGTCAAATACCGCATCAGGTAATTCTGCATCCTTATTTGAAATCATATCCAATAACGTATCTCCATCTTCGTTGATATTCATATCTAAGTCTATCATTGAAGGTAGTGACGCAAACTTGTCTTCAAGTTTTTTACCTGATTGCTCAACTTCTTTTTTTGCTCGTTGAAGATCTTGAACAACATTGACTGGTAGTCGAATGGTTCTTGAATTGTCATTTAGAGACTGAATGATAGATTGTTTTATCCACCACACACCATAAGATATAAATCGAAGATCTTTGTTCCAATCAAAGTTTTTAATGGCCTTCATAAGACCAAGATTTCCTTCAGCAATTAGATCTGATAAATCAAGACCTTGATTTTGATATTGTTTTGCCACCGTAATAACAAAACGAAGATTTCCTTCAATTAACTCTTGTTCGATTCTTCGTCTTTCGGACATTGGCGTATCTTCTGACTTCATTTTTTTAGCCAGTTCACGCTCCCGTTCTGCGGTCATTACCTTAATTTTTCTAATGTCTTTAAGGTAATGCGAAATTTCCTCCTGATTAATAGGTGCTCCTGTGTTTTTGTCCTTCATATATTTGTTTTAAAGTGATTTTGAGTATTCGTCTAATTTTTGTTTTTCAAGTTCAGATAATGATTCCATACCTTCACTACCAATTTTATCAAGTAATTCATCAAGAGTTAGATTACAAACATTTGGTTTTTTGAAATGTGCAAATAAATCAGAAAGGTCCATAAATGTGTCTTCACCATTTAGATCTTTTGTTCTTAATCTTGGTGGTGTTGGCTTACGTTTTTTTGGTGTTGTGTTTTTTAACGACATTAAATGATTTAGGTTGTCTTCATCAAAGTTTGAAGAGTAATCTTTTGATTTTTTTGTAATGAAGTATTCAAACCCTTCAAGTTCTTCATTAATAAAAAACATTACATCTGAAACGTCTTGAAAATCTCCTTTGTATGCGAAATGGAAAATTGCGTGTCTTTCACCATACATGAACTTAACTTGACCGCTAGTCATGTGATCCGCCAATTTGATTCCGATTTCTTGTGTTTTTTCTTCTGTGTTTTCTACTGTGTCGTTGTAATATACAAAAAGTAAGTAATTCATATGTGTTTTTTTAATTGTTCTACAAATATACGAATAAAGTTGGGATTTGTTTCAAATTACCCAATTCTTTTTTGTGAAATTTTAAAATACTCTTCAGATATTTCAGAACCTAAAAAATTTCTTTCAGTTTGAATTGCAGCCTTTGCTGTTGTTCCACTTCCCATAAATGGATCATAAACCAAATCATTTGGGTTTGTCCAACTTATTATATGATCTTTAACAAGTTGTATCGGAAATATTGCGGGATGTTTATATGCAATTTCATCTTCTTGACCATTTTTTGATGTTTTATATGTCCAAACGTTATATCTCTGACCATATTCTTGTATTATTTTTTTCTTCCGTTCAATCATAGTCCCATCTACTTGTCTTGAGGTATTTTTTCCCCAACTACCTACTTGTCCTGCATAAACATTTTTTCGATCCTTTATTGAATTAAATGTTTTTGGTTTACCCTTAGATAAAATAAACATATACTCAAAAATTTGATGGTATCTATTTGAAGATGGGTTTGAAAAATTATTTTTCATATAAATCATTGTATCATGAATATTAAATCCAATTTCTTTGAAAAATAATGCCTGTCTAAAAGATGTTCCTGTTTCACTACCTTTCTCCGTTCCATCTCCCACAACCCAAACTAAAATTCCACCTTCTTTAGTAACTCTTAAAAGTTCTTTTGCAATATTTTCAAAATCAAAAGAATATCCATTAAATTCTGTTTTTTTACCGGTAACATAATTATTATATGATCGTAAATCATCATAAGGTGGTGAGGTAACAGTTAAATCTATGGTATTGTTAGGAATTTTAGATAAGGTATTTAAACAATTTTCATTGTAAATTTTATTGAGTTCTATCATATATTTTAAAAAATTTATTTGCGGCCATGGATTTGTTCTTACCCAAATTTAAATTTATTATGTCTTCTTTTGTCACTTCAATGAATGAAAGTTTCCCATCGACTATTTGTCTTTTATCTATTAATACATACCTATCTAAAGAATTTAATTTTTCATTAAATCCCTCTTCAGTAACATTTCTACCAAATCCAACTTCTTTAGAGGATGCAAAACTAACACTATCTGTTATAGTTCTAATTTCACTTTTAGTTCCGTCAGATTCTTTAACATCAAATGAAGAATTTTCATTTTGTCTAATACCGTTTTCAGATCTTTTATGTATATATTCACCAACCCTACCTAACATTCTTCCGTCATTGAACATTTCTATTGTGTCTTTTACACTTAACCCAAAACCTTTTGCAACTAAATTCCAATCTACATTGTGTTCATTTATTTTTTTCATAATATTTTATTCTATATTAAAACAAATCTAACAATAATATTTCAATCTACAAAACTTTTGACAAATTATTTTCTTTTTTAATTTTTACCACATGATCACCCCATGATGACACAGCACTATTATGCGATATAACAAACACTTTTTCAAAATAATCTTTAATCTTTACAAAGAATTCATAAACCATATCTAAGTTCTCAGGAGATATTTTACCAAAGACTTCGTCTAATACAACCAAGTTGGGAGTTGGTAAACTACATATCTTAGTCAATACCGCTCTTAACGCTAATGATGATAAAGTCTTCTCATATCCACTTCCTGATGTCATTAGTTTTTCAACTCCGGTTCCATTATCGATCATCATAAACTCAACTTCATTTTTGTCGTTAATTTTTATTTCCATTTTGAAATAACATGAATCTTCCATAAGTCTTTGAAGTTCTGTGTTGATTAGTGGCATCATAGTTTTCATAATCATTTTTGAAATACCATTCTTACCATAAAGTTCCAAATAAATTTTAAAGATTTTTTCTTTCTCTTCTTCCTCTTTAATTTTAACAATCATTTTTTTGTTGTTATCAATCTTTTCATCAAGTGATTTAATTAACCCCTCGTTTGTTAAAATTGAATTACTGATCGTTCTTCTTTGAAGTTCCAATTCATCCAATCTAACGTCAGCTTTGATCAACAACGAATCAATCTTTTGGTTTTCAGAAATCTTATCTTGTATTTCTTCCCAACGTTTAATCTTATCGTTTAATGAACCGATCTTTAAATCACAACTTTCAATCGAGATTTCATATTTTTCTTTAACCAACTTATTTTTTTCATATTCATCAAACTCTTTTTTAAGTTTCACAAAACTTTGTTCTTTGTTGGATAAATCCGTCATAAGTGTTGTTTTTGTGTTTTTTTGCACAATAAGTCCATCAAGTTCTGCGATTTTAGCGTTTGTGATCGCCGCATTCATTAACTCAATTCCACAGTGTTCGCATTTGATTCCACCTTCTACTGAAGATTTTAATTTGTTGATTGATGCGATTTCAGTATCAATTTGAATAACCTCTTTATAAACATTGTTGTATTGTTCTTTAACCTCATCATGTTTATCCTCATGGTAAAACTCAGATGGTTCAACGACTTTGATTTCAGATATTTTTGTTAAATAACCTGACTTCTCACGTTCAATTTCTTTTATTTCATCTTTGGTTTTATCAGGATTTAATAAACTTAATTCTCGATCAATGTTGGTATGTTTTCTTTTTAACATATCATCACGATATGTTTTTCCTTTTACAATTGCATCATCAACTTCAGATAAACTTTTTTTGCTTTCGGCGATTGTATTCTTTAATTCTATGATTGAAGTTTGGTGTGTTTCAATATCATTTTTTAATTGTTCTGAAGAATATAGATTTGATATTTTTTGTTTTGAAAACTCTGAATAGATTTCTTTTGCAACTTCTTCTTTTCTTTTCAAAAACTCAAGACCCATAAATCTTGATAACACCTGACCTCTTGCCGTTGGTTTTGATTCCAATAAATCTTCAAGGTTTGATCCTGTTGTAAGGATCGTCATTAAAAAGTCTTCTTTTGTTCCAATTGAATTTTTAATGAAGGCTTCTGTTTCCCTTCTTTGTTCTCCTGTGAAATTTAATAAAGAACCATCTGACAACTTTTTAAAGAAGTCCAATTCGGTTTTGACATTCCATTCACCTTTTTTGGACATCTTTCTTTCGATGTTTCTAACAATGACATAATCTTCACCATCAATTGTGATTTCACCTTTAACATGAACTTTGTCTTTGTTTGAAAATCGGTTAAATATTTCTTCGGCCTTTGTTGTCTTTGTTGTTTCGTTAAAAAACAAGAACATTAAAAGATCCACCGTTAATACAGTTTTTCCACCAAAATTAGGAGGATCAGATTCAACCACCACAATACCATTCAACGCATCAAAATTTAATCTTTGGTTTTCACCATAGGATAAAAAGTTTGAAAACTCAATATTTCTGATATACCATTTCTTAAATTGTGCTGAAGTTTCTTCATCACCAGACATCTTATTCTCAACCATTCTGTTGATGTTTAATACATCATCAGTTTTGTCTTCATGTCCTTTCGATTTAAGGTAATTGGTAATAAGATCAAGTTGGTATTGTGTGTCAGCAATATTCACCGACACATCAATACTTTGCATAGTTTCACTTTCAACGTTCTTTGCCTTTGTTAAAACATTAACGTTTGTTGTATTATACTTTTTGGAAAAATAATGCTTTACACTTTTGATTTTATCTTGTGTAAAGTTTTCTGGTAAATCTTCCCAAACAACTTGTATGATGGGATTTTCAAATTTTGAAAAGTCCAAATCTTTTATCATAATATTATAATTGAATAATTTTGGTGGATTGAATAAATCCATTTTATTTTTCTAAACCTAAATCTTGATTAATTGAAATGAACTCAGGATTTTCTTCTTTAAATGCGACATTCCCCCCAAATTCATTATTAATTTTTGAAGATGCTTCATCATTTGGAATGAAACTAAATGCTGTGTCAACAATCTTGTCTTGAACAACATCATAGTTCATTTCTTGTCCATTTGTTTCAATTTTTAATTCATCTTCTTTTAACTTTGCAAGTTGTTGTTGAACCAACATGTCAAATGCTTTTTGCATTCCTGATTTTTGTTGTGCCAATCTTGCGTTACGTTTAGCAACTTTTTTTTTGTGTTCTTTAGCGTTCTTCCCCATTTTCTTGTGTGTTTAAATTATTATTTTCTTCATTAGTTTCTTCAACTTCGTCATTAACTACGATCTGAATTGGTCTTGGAAATAATTGATCCATTCCAACTCCGAGATTTACTTCGATAACTTTTTTTGTTTCCATTTATTTATTTTTAATTGTTATTAGGTCTATTTTCTTCAAACCACTCTATTACACCATTCAACGCCCAAACGGCACCTGC